TATTCAAATACCGCTTGTTCCTCTGGTTGTGGTTCGTTATCGCCTTTCAGATTCTTTTGATAATCTTCAATCACTTTACCGCAGAAATCTTTAATTAGTGTATAGGCTTCTATCTTCAGGTTCTTGCCTTTACAATACACTCGCCATTGGGCATCCATCTTTTTGGCTTGCTGTAGAACTTCATCGCTACCTGGATCTTCATGATTGGTGAAGTACTCTAGGAAACGCTCTGCAAAGGCATCGTACTTTTGCATTACTTCTTTGTTTGCGCGTTCCATCATTCTGCGCTGTTCTCTTGTTAGATTTTCTTTCTCCATGATTTATTAATTAAACTTTGGCTTGGCTCGGTCTAATCGGCATCGACCTTTAAGCGCCACGACACTCAGGTAGACCAAGCTACTTCCCGAGTCCGAGCCGTACCGCTTGTCCAGCGGCTAAAACACCAAATACATCTTTATTGCAGCAATGCTGCTATTTTTGTACTCTTTTTACCCGGTATCATCCCCTCTGGTATATCAAGTGAAGGAACTGCAATCTGTGCCCCCATCTCGTTTGCATAAAGTTGTTGTGCTATCACGGCAATCTTCTTACCTGCTAGATTTGAGATCTCTTTTGTTTTCTGCACCTGCCTAGCAAATGTTTTGTTGTCAAGTTTTACTTCTTCGTAATGCATGGCTCTGAGTTGATCATCTATGATCTGCTCTAGCTCTTGTACTTTCATCGGCTGTTTTGGCATATCTTTTAAGTTTTAGTTGCTTAGTTTTCAATCTCACAAGTACATCAGGTATTAATGCATATGGTATTCCTTCTCCATTAAGTACTTTTTTAACATAGGAAGGGAGTAATTCTTTAGTGGCTCTTCTTTTGTAATTAAGTTGAGTCTTAATAGCTTTTTCAGTTTTGTGTTGTTGATGGTATCTAACTTTCTGATAGCATCTCTCACTGCAGTAAGTGGTTCGGTTAATCGCAGACGGACAGAATTCATTACCACATAATTGACAATTCTTTCGTTTGGATATGCCTACTTTACGTACATATTGAGCACCATATTCCTTCCTGCTTTGATATATGTTTTTTCTAGCCTCCTTAGAAAGAGATTGGTAACTCTGCCTTGCGTGCACTCTTGCTCCACATTTGTGCGAACAATAAACAGCGTCAGACCTTTTAGAAATAAATTCTATTCCACATTCTTTGCAATTCTTGATGTGAGTTTTGCTTTTTCTTTTTATTTCAGAACATTTTCTTGAACAGTATGCGGCATCACTTCTTTTGGCCGAGAATACACCACCGCATTCAACACATTTCCTATCTGTAATTTCTTTTTTTTGATAAACCTTCATACTAATTCCTTTTTATAAACAGTTAAGAAACTCTCAAGGGCTGAACCTTTCGCCCCTAAATAAACTTCCACACCTTGCTCCCTGAGAGCTTCTACTAACTGCTTGTATCTTTCAACCTCTCGATTTGTCTGAGGATTTAATTCATGAAATATGTGATGGTGTTTGAAGTCAACACCGTAAATGATAATCTTAGTTGCTCCTAGATTATATGCTAATGTCATCGCGATAAATGGCGAAGTGTCCGAGGCGTAATAATGCCCCTTGACTAAATGATATCTATGAGTGCCCCAGGTTTCGAGCCTTAGTTTCTTCCATTCCGGAAACCACTCAGCCCAATTAGACTTATGAGAATAGAAGTACTTTGGCCTAGTATTGATTATTGTTTCAAGACGTTCTGAAGAGAATTGTTGAGGTCTATTACAGACCAGAAGGTAAGTAAGTGGATGACCGAATTTAGCTGCGTCATTGACACCGATGCTGATGCCTGAACCGTCCCACTCCTTGCCGCTGTCTCCGCAACCGATAATGCTAAACGTCACTTTTCATGCGAAACGGAGATTATTGCCGTTCCCGAAGTAAATATAGTGTCTTATAATGGGACAAAGCAAGCTATTTTGGGAATATTTCTCAGATTATTCTTCAGGCCTGTATTTATTCGCGTTTTTAATGAAATCTGGATATAAACAATGCAGCATGTAACGCAATGTATCGAAGTGGTGAAGACCTTCCATTTGTGTTTTTACAAGTTCGCCCGATGCATCAACATAGGCGGATTGAGCGTCACGTATTGTCTTCTTGCAATTCTTTGTGATGTAGAATTTGGCATTTTGAAGGACTGAATTACATAATACTCTTGAATCTGATAAAGCAAGGTTTTGTCTTGGCACTCTTAAGTTATCGTCCATCAACTCCAGTTTATCCCGGATTATTCTGTAATGGTTAAGATTACCCACTGTTAAGGCTGATCTATTTCGTCCTGTAGCATCGCCTGTTACATCGATGTTATCCAGCCATTTCATATAGTTAACTAAGATCAGATCACACACTTCCGGTGTAGAACCTTCCGGTAAGTTTATTTCATCAAACGCGTAGGATGTCCAAATATCCACCTGTTGTCCAATTAGTGCGGTCATGGGATCTTTATTAAAGTCAAAGCTTACAAGGATAGGTAAATGCGGATTAGGCTTGTATTCATCGATAACATGAACCTTTTCATTGAACTTATAAAGGAATGGCCTGTCGTTGGCGTCAACGTATTCAGCCATGTATTCCTGACGGAAGTTGATTTCGTCTAATTGTTTCTTGGCCTCTTCAATTTCGTTCTTGTCAATGTGTGGATTGTCGTATGTGGTGAACTGAAAGAAAGCCCAATTGTCAAATTGCCTGTGTTTTTCCTCTATTAAGTAAAACCCATTATTCTTGCCTTTAGGACGACTTAATACATAAGCGTCACCAATTAAGTCTGTGAGCGTTGGGCGTATTGTGTTTTCCCAAGCCTGATATAGTTTAGGAGCCTTTGCAGCTTCATCTATGATAGCCCGTTTGTACTTACGGCCCTGTCCTGAGTCTGGATCTTCCATAGACCAGAAGTCTATCAAGCCTCCGGTAATTAATTCAATCTGCTTTAATTGTTCATTGCCCTTTGAGGTTATGGGCTTGTAAAGTTTCTTCAAGTCCTTCCAAACCTCCGACAAGTCTTTATATGTAGGAAACCAAATTCCAACCGGCCAACCATCAAGCGCAGGAGTGGATAGTTCTTCTATTAAGGTGGTTTTGCCAAACCTTCGTCCACACCTTAAATGGTTAAACCTTTTGGCATTATTGATAATGTAAACCTGGGCTGGATGAAGCTTTTGGAGCGAGAACTCAACGGTTACGGACGACATTAATAATCATTTCAGTAGGTTGCTCTAAATTCTCTTTCGGCTTTCCGTGGTAATAGTTGAGTAATATTTGCGCGTGCTTATCAGATCCTGCTTTAGCTTTCTCAATGATCTTCTTCCAGACTTCAATCATAGCGTCATCACCTCCTGACTGATCAAGGGCCTGTTTTATAACAGACTTTACATTATCCTCTATTGCCAGGGGTTTTCTACCTGCACCCTCACGTTTTCCACCCTTCGGTTTACCCATAACTATGATTTTAGTTGATTATTCAACCCTCCAAACCCTTATTTCCCCGTTTTCTGTTCGGGTTACAAACTGTTTCTTTGTGTTCTCTCTTGAGCTATAACGATACGAGCCTATTGCTGTTCCTACTCCTTGGCCTATGTCTAATGGTAAGGCGAAAGAGTCATTGACTTCCATCTTATCAAAGGGTAGATCCTTGTAACAAAGCTTCTTTTCCCTCTTTCCGATCTTTGCTGGTAATGGTATACCAGACTGCACTATTACTTGAAGCATAACTAATGGGTGTTTTTGTTGGTTATGTTACTGATTTATAAACGAATCGTAGTCTTCTTGGTTTAATTCTATGATGTTGAGTAATGTAATGTTGTTTAGTTCTGGATCGGTTTCATTAACTATTTTAATTAGTTTTTTAAGGCTCGGGTAATTGTCAGACTCATGGATTAAATGGCCATCTCCTTTGTCGTGTGAAAATGTGATGTAGAAGTATCTCATTGTTTCATTCTCCTATGTTTTCTTTGAGCCACGATGATTTAAACTTATCAATTTCATAGTCGAAGTAATTATACCAACCATGCTCAATTGAGTCTTCGATAGCCTTCTCTATATACTTCATAACTACTTTAGCTGCTGCCTTTGCGTGCTTTTCATTCGCTGCTATTTCGAAGAGATTCAAATATTTTACTTGATCTCAGCTGATCTAAATGCTTCCTGAATGATACTGAATTCAATACTTCGTTATCTTTAGAATACAGTCTTCCTGATGATGTAGCATAAACAGGAGCTTTGTAAAAAGGTAATCTCACACCATTGTACAAGTAACTGCGCTTAGGTTCCTTTAACCATCTCATTCTCCTTCCGTATCGGATGAAGCTTATTACCAGTTTTT